TAATTAAAACAAAAACTCCTCAATCTTTGTATAAACAAAATCACTATCCTCGTTTAATTTATCAATCTGATCGTCTGTCATTGGCTCACCATCATAATCTGCTGAGACAATAAAAGCATCACAGAAATCTGGATAATCCTCTAAATCAAGGCCATCTAAAACTACATTTGTTATTTTTTTATAATCCATAATATTTATTTTTTTACAAATATATATAGATTATTTGATATATACTAAACAAATATATTTTTTTATTTCAATGTTGTATATATTAAATAATTGATATATATTTGCGACATATTAATACTAAATTATTAAAAATGCGTAAACTAATAGACATTAACGAGGAGGATGGTACACTCGAAAGGCTTAAAATCTTAGCAGTAAAAGCTAACAAAGACTTAAAAAACTACATCCAAGATTTACTTAAAAAACATTCATTAACACTTAAAAATTAAAATTATGCCAATTATTGCAAAAAGTACAGGAGCAACACAAAGAACATTAGCACCAACAGGAAATCATTTAGCAAGATGTGTAAAAATGGTACACATTGGAACTGCTGAAGAAACAATACAAGGAAAGGTTAAAAAGCTAAACAAGGTTAAATTATATTGGGAGTTGCCAGATGAAACCCACGTATTTAATGAGGAAAAAGGTGCAGAGCCTTTTATGGTATCTAAAGAGTACACTCTTAGTATGTCTGATCGTGCAAACCTTAGAAAAGATTTAGAAAGCTGGAGAGGTAAAGGTTTCACAGAAAAACAAGCATCTAACTTTGATATTACTGTTTTACTTGGCATACCTTGTATGATTAACGTGATACATCGAACTGCCAAAAGTAGTGGGAATAACTACGTTGTTGTTTCTGGTATTACTCCATTACCTAAAAGAGTGGAGTGTCCAGAGCAAATTATACCATCATTTGAGTTTAACTTTGATGAAAAGTTTAGCAACTTTGACGAGTTAGACGAATGGACACAAAACAAAATCAAGGAAACTGACGAGTACAAAGCAAAAGTAAACTCAAACGAAACAGAAACAGTTGAAGATGATCCATCTGATGAGTTTGATGATATGCCTTTCTAAGCGATGATTAAGCCAGAGGACAACACAACAGTAAATATAACTCTAAAGGTAGCTAACAACTTGTTAGTGCCTTTAGAGGAGTATTTAAACAACTTCTTTGAGTTGGTTGATTTCAGCGTTTTAGCTGATACAAAAAATATGTATGAAAACGATCCAAGTTTCAAAAAAATAGTCAAGGAGTCTAAAAAGATAAAAGACATAAGACTTCAATATATTAACGATAATAACCATAAATATAAATAACAATGAAAAAATTAATTTTAATTGCAATCACTATTCTAACTTTTCAATATACCAATGCACAACTAAATGCAAATGCCAAGTTCTTTAAAGAGAAATCAACTAAACTTTACAAGCCAATTAAAGATGCAGCAGTAAAAGAATGGGGTACAGATAATGCTATGGTAGTTTATATGATAAACAAGCAATGCGATGCTTTAAATAAGCTAATGATGGAATCACCTTATAAGGAGTATGTAAAAAGTGAAAAAGGCACACCTAAACGTAAATTTTTTACAGAGGTTTTCCTGGAATGGACAAAAGGAACATTTACAGATTATGCGATGGTCGTGTATAAAATTAAAAATCGTGAAAAAAACTCAAACTTTTAAATAATGGAACAGTATAAAGATTTCTTTAAGAATAGAGCAGAGGTAAATGAGTATTTTAAAAATGATACTTTTAAGTTTCATTATATGTCGGATAATACTATTTTTTTTGATAGTATTGTACCTTTAGTAACTGATGATGGATATTATCATTATCAAGTTGCTTTTTACTTTGAAGAGGGTAGAGATTTTTTCTGTTATTCAAAGTTTAATGATTGGTTTGACCAGTTCCAATTGTCGGAGGTTTTGATAAAAAATGAGCAAACAAATGAAACTGAAACAATGTTTTTTAAAAAATATCAAAATAAATAAAAGTTTTTTTCTTTCTCTTTTTTTAACCTCAACTGTAAAAAGTTGGGGTTTTTTGTTATACTTTTTAAACTTTTTTAAACCTTTTTTAAACCCTTAACTAATTGATTAATACATTTTTAACCCTATTTTAAACCCTAAAGTTTAAAAATGTATGAGTACAAATAAAAAAAGTAAAATAAAAAAATATTTTCAAAAGTTAAGATTTTAAACCCCTAAGGTTTAAAGATATGATTATTAGACTGTTATAGCGTTTTAGGGGTTTAAAAAGGTTTAAAAAGTTTAAAAAGGTTTAAAAAGTAGTATTTTGTATATTAAATAAAAAGTATTACATTTGTAGTCGCAGATTATTTGTAGGATTATAATCTTGAAGAAAAAATTATATAACCTTTTAAAATGATTAGCAATCCTACTTAAGCTATGATTTTTAAAAGGTTTTTTATTCACTAATAACACTATGATAGAAACAATTAAAGCACTAAAATATTTAGACCATTTTAGTCTGCTTACAGTTGGGGAATCAAAAGTTCCAAATTTTTCTTGGAAACCTCAACAAACAAAAAAGTTATCTAAAGAGGAATTTATCAAAAGGTACACTTACAAAGGTGGTAAAAAGTTACAAAGTGGGAAAGAAATACCAGAAACTACAAACATTGGTTTAATTACTGGATATGATTTTCTTGAAGTAATTGATATTGATTTAAAAGTTTTTTCAACAGTAAAAGAAAAACTTGAATTTTGGGATGAGTATATTGGTTTCCTAAAAGATAACATTTTAGACTTTGATGATAAATTTGCAGTTTATAAAACACAGTCTGCTGGTTATCATATTTTATACAAATCAAAAAGAATACAAGGTAACTTAAAATTAGCTAAACTTAAAGGGCATAAAGAGGCGGTTATAGAAACTCGTGGACAGTTTGGTTATGTCTTTGTCTATCCAAAAAATAAAGTGTCTAAGAAAGGCTATTTTGATATTCAGTTTATTTCTGATGAGGATAGAGAAATAATCTTTACATTCTCTAAAAGTTACAACTATCAAGAGCCAGAAAAAGATGTCAAGGTTATCCCTAAAAAAACTCAAACAATTTACAAAGATAGTGATGTTAAAGTATGGGATGATTTCAATAATAAAAATTCAGTATGGGATATTATAAGTGATGATTTTTCTATTGTAGCAAATCACAGTAAAAAGTACATTGTTAAAAGGCATAATGCAGACTCAGCACATAGTGGATATATTTTCAAAGATAATGATATGTTAATGCTTTATTCAACTGGTACAATATATCCACACGAAAAAGGGTTATCGGCATTTGCTTGTTATGCTTACAAAAATCACAACGGAGATTTCTCACAAACTACTTTAGATTTGTACAATAAAGGTTATGGATCAAGAACAGTATTAAAAGAGATAGAGCCAACTGAAAAGATATTAATAAGCACCTCAGACTTACAGTTTCCTGTTGATATATTTACAACACCAATTCAAAGTTATATTATAGAATGCGTTAATACTTTAAATATGTCTTTGGATTATATGGGTTGCTCTTTAATGTGGTTGATGTCTTTGAGTATTGGCAATTCAATAAAGATAGAAGTTAAAAAAGGGTGGGTTGAAATAGCTACACTATGGATAGCAGTAGTTGGTAAAGCTGGAATTGGTAAAACTCCAAGTATATCAAAAACAATATTTCCATTAGAAAAGTTAAATAATAAAGAAATATCAAACTACATCAAGGATTTTGAAAAGTGGGATGCTTATGATAAACTAACTAAAAAAGAAAAGGAGGAGTTTCCAGAAATGGTAAAGCCAATTAAAAAGCAATTTATAGCTAATGATATTACTTTAGAGGCTTTGATTGATTTGCATCAAGAAAATGATAATGCAGTTGGTGTATTTAAAGATGAGTTAGCTGGTTGGTTTAAGGATATGAATAAATACAAACAAGGTTCAGACTTAGAGTTTTGGCTATCCTCTTGGAGTGGTAAAAGTGTAAACCTAAACAGAATGACAAGAGCTGGATCGTTTGTTGCCTCTCCTTTAATACCAATTTTAGGAGGAATACAACCAAGCATCTTTAACTCATTTTATACCGATGAAAATAAAGATAATGGTTTTATGGATAGAATGTTGTTAAGTTATCCTAATTTAAAAGTGGAGGAGTATAATGATAATGAAATGGATTATAAGCTAATTGATTGGTATAACAACAGGATTATTAATTTCTTTGAAACTGTGAAATACAAGATATTAGAAAAGGATGCAGATGGTAAAATAGTTCCCAAAATATTAACTTTTAGTGATGAGGCTAAAAAAGAATGGATTAGAATATTTAACGAAATTACTAAAAATCAGAATAGCGAGTCAGAAAATGAGTATATGAAAAGTATGTTGCCTAAACAAAAATCATACATTCCAAGATTTGCTTTATTAATACACACCTTTAACGGAATTGGTATTGATGGTTATAACTTTGATAAGATTTCAAAAGATAGCATCTTAAAGGCTGAAAAGTTAAGCAAGTATTTTATTGCAATGGCAAAGAAAATAAAGATTGATAGTATTGAAAATTCAGAGATAAAGAAGATATTAAAAAATAATGATACCAAGAGCAATAAAGATAAGTTTGCAATTCTTTACAAAGCTAACCCAGAGTTAAATAAAAATGAGGTTGCTGAACAGTTAGGAGTTAGCTTACAAACGATTTATAAATACATCAAAAATATAAAGAAATGAAATATTTAATCTGTAATAGAGAAATAACAAAAACTAAGGCTTTAGAGTGGATGAGGTTAATTAAAAATAGAAATAAAATAAATACTTTATTAACATCTAAAGAGTTAAAATTTGCAATAGAATACTGGTCAACTTTTAGAAAAGATTATGTTTTAAATGGTTATTTAAATAATTTATTAGCAGTTAAAAGAGTAGTTGAGCCAAAATATAAAGCACAAGGTAGAAGAGGGTTACAAGGTGTTTATTCAAATAATAAAAAACGTATTCTTTCTATAAAAAACACTAAATTATCTGATAGAGATAAATTTATAAAAGGGTTAAGGCATTCAATTGAGGATGTTGTTTATGATTTTAAAAAAACATCTTTTAAAAATGGTGCAAAAGTTAAATGCAAATTAACTGGAGTTGATGTAAATTTCTATAATTCTCACGTTGACCATTATGATTATGATTTTATTATTGTGGTTAAAAAATTTATTAATTTACATAAAATAACATCTTTTCAAGGTTTAACAAAATCAATAAAAAATGGTGGTTATCAAATTACAGATAAAAATATTGTAAAATTATTTATTGAATTTCACAATAAAAATACAAATTTAAGAATTACAACTGCTGAGGCTAATTTAAAAAGAAAAAAAGCAAAATAATATGATTGATAAGTTTCAAGCATTAAGAGATATAGATACAGATAATGAAGAGATTAGAGGTTTTACAACAAGAATTAAAAGATATAAGCAAGAAATACAGAGATTGCAAGAAGAAACATTTAAAAACGATTATAGACTTAGAAAGTTCAGAGAAGAAATTACCAGAATTGAAATCGAAATTAAAAAAAGAGAATACCATATTACAAAGATTGCAGAAAAAAGCAAGATTGAATGGTTTAGAAATAAATGGATGAATAACACAATTAATAACAAATTAGAAGAAATCAGATACTGGTGCAGTTAACTATGAAACACTACAAAAACAACAAAGATTATGATGTAATAGACATTGTAAAAGATTACAACCTCAACTTTAATACTGGCAATGTTATCAAGTATGTAATACGTGCTGGTGTAAAAAGTAAAGACACACATATTCAAGATTTAGAGAAAGCAATAAACTATTTAAACAGAGAAATCAAATATTTAAAACAAGATGGAAGAGAGCCAAAAGAAACTAATTAAAACGTTTGTATTAATCAATATTCTATTAAACGATATTGAAGAGCCAAACAAAGTACCAACAAAAGAAATCAAGCAAATCTATGATATTTTAAAGGGATGCGTTGAGCCTTTAGAAACAGTTATTGATAAGGTTTACAGGAATAAAGCAGTCAGCACATCAACCTTTCTAACTGATTTAGAAACAAAATTTATGTACAATATTAATCGAGAATTAAAAAGATATTACAAGTTATGAAAATAAGAATCACACCACAATATATTAAAGACGTAGTTGAAAAGCATTTAGAAATAGACTTAACAATAAAATCGAGGAAAACACAATATGTTTGGGGAAGATGGTTAGGCTATAAATTAACCAGAAAGTTAACAAAGCATAGCCTTGAATATATTGGTAGCTTTTATAATGTTGACCATTCCACAGTAGTTTATGGTTTAAGAGAGTTTGATGTACTTTACAATCAGATAGACTTTGTAGATTACAAAGAAAGCTATAAGGAGTTGTTAGATATATTTATTCAGATGTATAAAAAGGATGACATCCCAAGACATTTACAAACGATTGAAGAGGTAAGGTTAAGTTGTGAGGATGAAATAAACAAGCTAACTGATAAATATAATGCTGATTTAACAGAATTAAGAACTCAAATAACTTTGTTACAAACTGATCCAATGTTTGCCAAGATAAGTAAATTGCCTTACAATGAATACGAGGATTTAAAAAGGAGGATTAATGCATTTTTTCAGATGAACGGAATGAATCAACAACGAAAAGAGGCAAGAAAAAAACTATTGTTAGCTGATGCAGTTTAAAGCTAGACCATACCAAACAGAAATAAGTAACAAAGGCTTAACTGTTTTGAATCGTTTTAAGGTGCTTTATTTGGCTATGGAGGTTAGAACTGGTAAAACACTAACCTCCTTAATTATTGCTAACTTATACAAAGCAAAAAACGTTTTATTCTTAACTAAAAAGAAAGCAATACAATCAATAAAAGATGATTATAAACTATTGTCTCCATCGTACACAATC